TCGTGAATTAATGTACCTGTCGCTGCTGGTATGCCTACTTTATATTCAACCTGCATGCTCGCTAAGAGTTGTGGCATGCCAGGACAAGCCATCCATATCTTTGCTGCTGAAGGTGAGAGTTTAGCGTGCGCCATGGACAGAAATATAAGAGTCGTTTTCCATTCTTTTCACATCATCAAGATCGTATTTAATCTTACCGCCAATCTTAAAATAGCTAGGACCTTGTCCTCTATAGCGTCTATTGTCGATTGTTTTCTTGCTGACTCCCCATCTCTCTGCTAGTTCGTCAACCTCTATGGTATTTGATATGTCAAAATTCTTTTCTAATATTTCCATAAATTTCCCTTTTATTAATATTTTTGTTTATAATAAACCATTATTACTAATTATCAAGTAATATTTTAATAAAATTTGGGAGAAATTAATGATGAATAAAACAGTATACGCACATACTAACTTAGGAACTGAAGAGGAATGGGATCAAGCAATAGATAGGCTTGCAACCAATAACCAAGTAGCTGGAACGCATTACAAGCAATCCAAGATACAACCTATAGATTATATATATGCTAACAACCTGTCTTATAACTTAGGTAGTTGTTTAAAATATATAACCAGAAGTAAAGGAGAGAAACAGGATAGGGTGACTGACTTGTTAAAGGCCAAACACTTTATTGATCTTGAACTACAGATGGTTTATGGAACAGATGCTAAAGGTAATAAAATAGGAGATTATTCAATAGAAGTTTCTCTTTAACTATGAGGTAGCTATGAATTTATATGAGTTTGATGATCGTATTCTAAGTGAAAGAAACGGAAGAAAGCCTATATATGTGAACAAACATCTTGCTAAAAAGTTTAAGGATTTTTGTGAGAACCAACAGAAATCACCACATCAGGTGGCTGAGTATCTAATATCTTTAGGTATGAACTCTGTAAAGCATTACGAAAAACCTAAAGTGTCTGTTGACATCGAAGCTCTTTAAATAGGTTTTTGGTATTCTCTAGCGTGTCCCACGCTTGAACATCCTCGTCTTTAAAACTTATCTGCTTTAGACCTTCTGGAAACATAAACTTAACTGTTTGATGCTTTAAAGCAACCAAAGCATAAACATCTATAGCATCTTCTGTATAGAATCTTTCTTTGGTATAAGCGCCACGCCTAAAGTCATATATCCATGACACTCTACAGTTTTGTATTTTTGATTGTGTTTTAACCTGGCACTTATATAGTTTATGGTCAACATCAAAGATGATGTCTGCCTCCGCGCTGTGTGGAACTATCATTACAGTATCTGCGTGTAAAGAAAGTAGCGAGGCTACTAAGTATTCTCCAGATCGGCCAACTCTTTCAGATTGGCGTGGCATGGGGTTATTGTGGTACTGCTAACAATGATTGTTCTTTATATTGATCTTCTATTAAGCCTTGTGCCTGTGGTCCTGTTAGACCAATACTTGTTAAAACAGCCACTTTTGCATCTATAGGAACGCCACTTTTTGTAGCCCAGTTTTTGAATGAAACTTTAGTTGCTGGATTTGTTAAAGCAGTTGCTAATATTTTTGGCATTGCATATGCACCTGCTGCAACTGTTAATCCTGTTGTTGGATCTCCAGCTAATAAACCACTACCAGTTCCTATACCTATGGCTGTATAAAATTCTCTTGAAGCATTACCAAAGGCTGTATTTGAAAAATTAACTGACTTACCAGCTTCTTTAAATCCTCTTGACAAGTTTTCTATATCGTCAACTTTTGTACCTAAGGCTTGTATTGATATTGGTAATTCTCCTGTACCTTTTTTTAGTTTTTCAAAATTGCTAACTGTTTTTCCTGCTGTAAAACCACCATCAACATTTCTTGTAATATCATAAAATTGTTTTTCGCCAAGTAATTTTAATTGGTTTTCATTAGCTAAGTTTTTATTAAATACGTTACCTAAAAATTCATTAGCTTTTGATGGTTCTGTTTTTAAATTAGTTTCTAATTTACTATAAATTTTTTCTGATGGTAAATAATCTTTACCAGCTTGTGTTGTTATTGGTCTTATTTGTTTGTTAATAACATCACTACCTTTTTTATAATAATCATTAGCTAGTTTTGCTGTTACAGCAACGTCTCCACCAATAGATTCTGCCGCTTCAAACATATCGTCAGATAAAGCTGCGTATAGTTTTTTCATATCATCTAAATCAGGAGATGTGCCAACAACAAAACTTCCTTTTAATTGTCTGCCTATAGTAGATCTTAAGCTAGCTAAGTCTCTATATGTAAGTTTTGGTTCTCCTTGGAAATATAATGATAGTCTATCGCTTAAATTTTTACCAAATAATTCAGTTAAACCCTTGTTGGAAAATCTATATTGATTTGCTTGTAATACTTTTTGTGTTTTGTTTAAATCAAAAACTTTTCTTCTAGGTATTCTTTTATTTAGTGTGTTATATAAAAAGTCTGATCTTGTTAAAAAATCTTCTTCAAATTTTAATGCAGCATCTAAAATTAAATCTCCAGCTGCCTGTTGTGATAAATTTGAGCCAGTAGATGTTAAGTCTGTAATAGCATTATCTAGCTGATTTAAAGCATCATTATATGATTGAACAATCTTTGATCCACCAACTGTAGTTGCCAAAGCATTTTCTGTTCTAGCTATTTTAGGGCCTGTAGTTACACCTAATGGTAAATCTTTCATACCTAAATTTTCAGCAGACTTATAGACAGATTTTGCAATTGGATCATTGAATATCTTATTAGCACCTTGCCTTAAAATTTCCGCACCTTTTTGTAAAGGAAATGGTGTTAATCCTTCTATTGTTCCTTGCAAGGCCACATCGCTAGTATACTCTGATAGTGTTCTGGTATCTTCAGCACCCTCTCCAAAGAAAAAACGCAATGCGTTATCATATATTTCCCCAGCTACTACAGAACCCCCAGCACCACCTGCTGCAACACCAACAGGAACACCAACTACAGTTGGTGAGGTTGTTAAAGCTCCAGCAGCTGCACCTAAACCACCGCCTATTAGTTCAGCACCAATTCTTCCGTATTCAAAAACGTCACCTAAATCAAAACCGCCTGGATTAAATAAAGTTGGTTGTTTAGTTTTTGGGTTTGTAAAAACATAATTATTTGCACCAAAAGGTATAGCATCTGGATAATATTTTTGTATTAGTTTTAGTTTATCTTCTGGTTTTTTATATGCAGAAACAGTCGCTCTTATTTTTTTTGGCGCTCCAGTTTTATTATCTAAATTCTCAAAAGACAAAGCACCGCTAGGTAGTGGAGGGGTTGTTGTCGCGCCTTTTGGTAGTTCTAATGCCATGCTTATTATTGTACCGCTTGACCAGTTTCAGAATATATCCAACCATCGCCTGTTGCATTTACTTCTATTTTTTTACCTTTTAAATAAGCAGTTTGTTTTGTTTGAGTAATTGTTCCTTTTGGCACTTCCATTCCTAATTCGGTATATATTGGTGTTTTTCTATCACTAATAGAACTTAGTAAGTTATCTAATTGTTTCTTTATGCCAGCAGTACCGCCTGATATAAAAAATTGTTGGAATCCTGTGGGATCGCCAACCATACTTTGTAGTAAATCTAAATCTGGTCCAGCAAGCACACCAAGTTCTTCTAAGTTTTTAAGCTCTAATAATAATGATGTATATTGACTTTGTATATCAGCTCTATCTTCTCCCCTTGTAAGTGGATTAGGCTGTATTTCATCTAATTTTTTTTGGAAAGCTAATATTTTTCTTTCTGAATTATTTACTGTGTCAATTTGTGTTTGTAAGGTTTTTCTTCTTTCTGGAGACACCTTAACAATTTCTTCTTCTTTTGGTTCTGTAACAACTGGTTTTTCATCTACCGCAGTAACACCAATAGGCGGTAAGTAATCACCTTTAGAAATCATACCTGGTTCTTTTGTGGTTACCTGTTGCCCAAACTCATTAGTATATGTTTTTGTTTTTGGTTGCGATAAATAATCAAACGCAGTTTTATACATAGGAGACTTTCTTACAGATTCGTCTTCTTGTCCTTCTAAAAGTACATTATAAAATTGATTAGCAATGCCTTGTCCCTTAAATTGTACACCGCTGTCTTTGCTTATGGTTTTCATCATCAATTCTAACCTTTGGTTTGGATTCATCATATCGCCAAGACTGGTTATTTGTGGGTCTATGGTGCTTTCTTTTTTAAATTTTTCCCACAGCTTGTTTTGTTCTTCTTGTTTTTTTTTACTTTCTTGCATTTGTTGCAATTGCATGGTGTTTTGCACAAAGTTCTTGTCACCTTTTAAAGCACCACCTAAAGCATAAAGCATTAATGCAAGTTTATCGTTTTTACCACCACCCATAGGACTAGGTGTTGTGCCACTAGGTTGTGGAGTTATAGGTGTTACACCAGTTGGTAAATTAGGTTGTGGTTGTGATTGGAAAAAACCAAAAGGATTTGCAAAATTAAGAGCCATTATAAAACTCCGTAATTAACCATGTAATAACCATTAGCATCTTTGGTTACTGCCTCTGGCATATACTTCATAACTTCTTGTGCAATTACACCTGTTGTTGGATCGCTTATACCAAGCTCTTTTGCTTTATCATTCCAATCCCAGTTATATATTTTGTGTCCGTTTTCAGATGTACCTATTGGCTTGATGTTTTCTTTAAGTCTTTCATCAGACATAAAATACATACCTGCCAATTGTGCAGCTGTTCCTAATATATCTCCAGTTCCAGTTTTTTGCTGACCTGTTGTGGTTTGACTTATAAGAGGTGTACCCATACCACCTTGTAATAAACCAATTTGCTGTGGTCCATAACCAAGCGCTCTTTGGAACTCGCCTCTTTGTGCATCGATTGCTCTTTGCTGTAATGCCTGCTGCTGCGCACCTGCGCCTCCTAGCAATCCTAATTGTTGTATTTGCTGTCCTTGTAAGCCACC